CGAGCCATTCTTGGCCTGCACGAAGCATGTCGGCCATGGCGCTGCTCCGCTTAGGATTTGATGTCCGGAGGAGTCTTGCCGTTTTGTTCAACGAGCTTGATCAGTTGAGAATACTGATCCATGAGCTGATTAAACTGCTCGTCATCAAGAAGCGTTTTCCCACGATTCTTGCGTGCATTTCGAATAGCACCAAGCACCAGAGGGATTCCATATTGCAACCCCAAGATGATCGCAATGCTTGATGCGGCTGAGGTAGCAACCAAACCTCCTGCTGTCCAGGACGGTATAAGTCGAAAACGACCCGGCGTCGGATCCCATTCTTCTGGATCCCGAGGGGTTGGTCGTATCTTTGGTCGATCGACGATCGAGTCGATCACATCATCTTGCACCTGTGCTTGGGCGAGCAAACCCATTGGCCATTGCAATGGTTCGCCGAGCGTAGTTGAAGGAACCTGGACGATCTGTTCGGAGCCGCTGGCTTCTTCGGTTTGACAACTAACTTCCCGGGTGCCGGATGGTAGACCCTCGAGCGTTGTTGGAAGCTTGCCTCGCATCGCGCTGAGTAGAAACGGAGTCGATTGGCCAAGCCCCTCGCCACCACCAGCCCAGGTAAGTAGCCCGACGACACGCGGACCTTCATCCGTGTAGTCGATCAGACTCGAGCCGCTGCGTCCTCCGATGGCTTCCGGTTTCCAAGAGAGGATTTGACCTTCCTTGCGATTGAGCCGAAGAACCTGAAGGCTTGGCCATTCGCATCGCGGGCATCCGAAGGTCGTCACCGACGATTGGTTGCTAGGGTAGCGATCGGCTAGAGGGATCGGATCGACGTCTTTGGCGAATGCAGGACTGCACTTGAGCAAGGCGAAGTCGACGCTGGTGCCTCGACCATAACCGGAGGCGATGATCGTCCCGGTTCCTTTCTCGCTACTGCCGTTGGTATTCCAGCGTTCTACGTTGACGGTTCGGCCACGCGCGGTACCTGCCACGTGTGCGTTGGTAAGCACAATCGCATTCCCTTCGGGGGTGCGACCGACAACCGTACCACTTCCGCATACACCACTGACCGTAACGCGAACCGTGGCCCGGACGACCTGATCGAAACGATCGCCAGCGATGCCGACGGCTGTTGCCCTCGGTTCCTGGTCTACAAGGGTGAGTTCCTCACGAAGTGGATCAATGTAGATCGTGCTCTGGACTTGCCCAGCCTGGCACTTGCCATCGATGCAGATCGTTTCTTGGGCGAATGCAACGGTGGCAATGCAAACAGCCACCAGAGCTACCAGCGACAAACACTTGGTTTTCATTGTGATTCCTGCGAATGAATGGGTTTCAAAATTGGAAATACGAATCTGATGCGGGGTTACTGACTTAGACGCATGCGGACCGTGGTATCTGCGGACGCCGCAGCGCGAACCACTTTGCCGATCGACTTGTTCCCTGCGGAGGTGGTGGTTACGACGTTGGCGGTGTCATCCCAGTAAAGGATGGTCCCAGCCGTGTAGGCCACACCGGTGTTCTTGTTGAAGTCAAAAACTCCATCGACGGCAAGGGAACCGGTTTCACCGGCTGCCAGCGGACGGACTGTAACCCCCACTAGATCTCCTTGGACGACCACGTCTCCGGAGGCAAGAGCGCCCACGGGGGTGTGATCGATGTAATGACCTTCTTGAATGAATGTTGCCTGTGGCATGGTTTATGAACCTCAATGGATAAATCGAATAAAGAAAAAGACGCGGTGCCCAGTAAGGCTTATGTCTCACCCTTGCTCTTGATCGCTGCTCTTGGGTCTTGGAGACTTGCTCCAAAGTCGTGATAACCACGCATCTGAACCCCAAGAACATTGAAATCAGCCGTGGCGGTTTCAATCGTTGGGGCTTCTTGGCCGTTGAGGAAAGCAACTTCGATCAATGGCAGATCGTTGGGATCCGACAACAAGTACCAAGCTTTGGTCGAGTTGCCGGTGTAGTTTGAATTGCCGAGGTAACGACTTACTTCGACACGGAACTTACCTGCGTGAGGATTGTTGATTGGCATCCTCGCGTTTGCCGTGTTGTCACGCATCTCAAGCGACTTGTAGAGCTGGGTGCCAATGGCCGAAAGAGCCGTAGGAACCAACAGAATCGTTGGCATAGTGCCGATCGGTTTACCATCGGCGTCCACCAAGTCGTAGTAGGCTACTTCGGCCTTGGTAAGACCATCGATCGTAAGAGCCGTATCGGCACCGGAGATGAAGTTCTTGTTTCCAGCAACGAAGAAGGCCGAGTTATTCATGAACGTGGTCCAGAATATATCGTTGATCTTCAAGCCAGATCCCCGGCCCAGTTTCCTTGGTACGGTGGTAATCGCTCCCAAGTCATCATTGATGAAATCGCGGCGGTCCACACCCAGCATCAAGCCATAGGTATCTGCTTTGTTGGTGAAACTTTCGTTACCAAGGTTGCCATGCTTGATCTCACCACCAGGGGCCACTAGCTCGTACTGATCCTTTCCGATCAGCCGATAGCTGGTCACGGTTTTGAAGTCGACAACATTGCGAATCGCGCAAATGTTTCTCCAGGTTCGCTCGACGGTGAAGAACCCTTCGAGCAGGAACTTATTGGCGACGTTCGCAAGAATACCACCAATGTCCACATTACTGACCGAGCTAGCTTCCACTCGATTTCCGAATGCTGCTCGCATCACTTCGCGGTGGTCTCGGAAGGTCCGTCCGGTGTAACCGTTGGCCCAAGCAGCCTCGAGCAGTAGCTCCTGCAGACCGATCCCCCCCTTAAATTTGCGAGCAGCAATCTCCAACGATTGCTCTTGGACATGCTCTTCGACGTTCATTAGTCCTGCACTGACATAGCATGCAGCTTCCAAGACATGAGCATTGATCGTGTTTTGAGGGACATGGATCGCGGGAACTTCGGGGCGCATCATTCGGATTTTCATGAGTTCTGCTTTCTCAAGGTTCCATCCTTCGCGGATCGCTTGGGCTTCAACTAGCGGAAGAGCTCCGTTGTAAATCGCACGGATACCGGCGATTCGTTCGAGTTCGTTAGCATGCGCCGCCCTCATGGCTTCGACTTCGCTATTCCCCTCGGGTGGATTCGTAATCGGTTCAACTGGAACTGGATTCGGGGGAACCAAGACCGGTACTGGATCCGGAGCAACCGGAGTTGTTGGAGCTGGGGTTTGGTCGTCTTGGTTTGCAGTTTGACTCTGATCCATCTCGGTTTCTCCAAAGGTTGCTGATGCCTGAGCTGCGACACTCGCGCTAGTGGCTCCGTCGGCACCAAGGTCTACGAAACTGATTTCACCAAGAGAGGATCTTCGAATCACGTTCACCGGACCGTTGTATTGGTTGCCGTTGACGGTGACCTTTTGACCCTCCTTGACAAACTCGAACTCATCCACACCGGTCCCAACGCTTGCTTGCCATGGGAATCCGTTCTTTGAACTGACAACTACCTCACGAGCAGCGGGTGTATCCCGAGAGACCACACCGGTGGCCACAAGCTGGCCGGCTTCGACTCGAATCGAGTCGGTATGACCAACTCCCGATAAGGGGTCGTGACCGAATCGAATCGGTCGAGCTTGCGATGGAATCGATAGACCAGCAAGGTCGATGATCACAGGGTGACGCCATCCGGCGACTCGCATCTGGCCACCGGTATAAGCGACCATCCGAAAACGCGGCAGCACGCCGCTGGATGTACCCTCTGCGGATGCATCGACATCGATCACCGCAGTTGCACTTAACCTTAGTTGATTGCGATTCTCTTCGGCCTTAATCGCCGATGGGGACTTCATCGTCTTGGACATCTTCCGGATCCTGAATTGGAGTTTGAGAAAATTGCTCGGCTGTTAAACCAAGCTCAGACATAAGTGCGATTTCCCTAGCACGCTGGCGAAGCTGAACCTCCCAGTCTTGACCTCGCTTGGCATACTCGTCGGCCAGTGTGGTGGTGTGGCTTGCTAGCCGAGTTGCTTGTGCGTTGGCTTCTTTGGCAGGATCAACGTGTTCATGACCATCCCAGAACCATTGATGTGGCCATTGTGCGAAAGGACCTAAACCTGTTGGAAGCAAATCAGGTATGAGCGAGGCTTCATCAAGCCAAGCAGAGAGGATACGATCGAGAATAACTCGCTCTAAATGCGATTGCTCAACACGGATCGCTTTGAAATAAATTTGTCCATCAAGACGCCCACTCGCATAGTTATAGGAACTGGAATTGCAGGCAGCAAAATTATACGGCATACTTAAGCATCGAGCGATTTCGTTCAGCAATTCACGTTTAAACTCCGCATACGTTGTCGATGGTTGCTCAGCCTGCATTTGAGCCATCTTCCATCCACCTGGCATGGTGACCAATGCACGCTTCTCAAGCTCGATTGGTTCGAATGGTTCTGCTGCATCAGCCTCTCCATTTGCAGGTGCATCGGTATAAAGGATCCCTGCAAAGTCAGCTGCAGTCTCTGCTGCAGCAAGAACTGCTAAAGTGAATCTTCGCAATTGAGCAAACAGCGGTAACGCCGGCATGATGTCAGGGATGCCGCGCGTTTGTCCTGGTCGATCGGCTCGAAACCAATGGAGCACAGACGATGCTGGGATCTGCTCGTAGTCGCTTCTGCCCCAGTAGTATCCATCCCCTGGGTGACTTCGAAGCACGTGGTACTCGATAGGATTACCAGCAGCATCGAATACAATCCCATCGACAGCACTTGTCGAGAGTCTGTCGAGATCGGGCGTCGTGACCTGGTCGGCCTCGATGAGTCGAAGGTCGAGTTGAACCTCCGTACTCAGCCGAGGGTTGTTCACCAAGACTGCAAATGCCTCGCCATCCGTGGCACGTGCCATCCGCATCGTGCGGAGTTTTTCTGCAAGGTTTACGGCCTTTGCCCACATCATGAAGGCATGCTCGATGCGACGGTTCGCTTCGGAGTCGGCAGTAAGCATTTGTAACCGGGGGCCGGTACCCACTACGTCATGCGCGAGGGTTAGCACAATCCCACGTGCATACGAGTTGTTGGCCGTTTCATACCGAGCACGGTTCCTAAGGATCCGCCGAACCTCGGCGCTATTGGATGCGTTGGGCGAGAGCCCATCGGCATTGGCCCAATGGCGACGATTATCATCGGTGGTCACCGCAGCGTCATAACGAGCGCGCACGACCCTTGCAATGTTTCGCGATTGCGAGGGAGTGCTTTTTGGCGACCACCAATTGGAAATCCAGGACAACACGGTTACTCGGCCCCCGGTGGAACGATCTTGTTGAAGACCAAGCCACGACGCTTCGATTTCGCAGCTTGCTTGGAGGCTAAATAGCGATCGGCTTCAATCTGGTCGGTCAGCTTGTGCTGCTCGATGCTGCCCGCATCGCCCGAGGCCTTTGCAGGTCCTTGCGCGTTTTCAAGAATGGTGTCTTTTAGCTCATCAGCCATGGGGTCAGCTCCAGTTCGATAGACAATGCGTCTGCCTATCTGTAGAACTACCCGGTCAGTTGCTCATCTGACGTAAAAAAAGTCTGATTTGTTCGAGTATTGCTACCTGTAGCAATCTTGGTCTTTCGTCATCGTGATTTCATACGTCACGATCCGTCGGCCGCAATGCCGACATTCTTTACGTCTGCGGATACGACCATCACGAAGCGGTTCGGTGTTAGTGGTGTAGAAGTGCCGACATCCACATCGGGGGCAAGAGATGCCTCGTTCTTGATTAACATCTTTAGGCTCGCTCATCGGTTTCGTTTCCTTTGCATTTCAGCGAAACTGATCCGACCCGATTTAGGAATCCCAACCGATTTGCTTCCCGAGAGTGCTACACCCTGCATCGAAGCTCCAACGCAGCAACCCACAATGCAATCGAGCCAGTGGTTGTCACCTCGCTCCGGGCGCTGCTTCCACTCATCCACTGTTCGACCACGGCCTTCGGTGCGCACGCGGTACTCGGCACAGAGGTGCTCGGCCAAGAGGCGGTGGGTCTCGGGGCTTGTTCCAAAAAAGGACAAGCAACCTCGGCTCCCCATCGAAACAGCGATGCGAGCATGCATGAAGGTTTTCCAGTAGTTGGTGTCATACACCACGTGCCGAACGGCTCGTTTCCCATGGATATTGGGGATTCTCCAGTTGTGGCCAACTCGATCCCCCGGGCGACGTTTGTACTCGGAAAACGGCTGACTCGATGCCCCAACGAACCTCCCGTGGCTTGGGATTACGATGCCAGCGTGTGCACTTTGCCTGCAAAACTGGTATACCACATCGGTCGAAGCACCCCAGTTGGCATCGATTAGGCATCGCTCGATTCGCATCATGGCACCATCGTCACGTCGCCATTCCCGACCAATCAGATCTCCAGTTAGTCGCTCAAGACCCGCGTAGATACTCCCTTCGAGCCCCTCGGCTTTGGTTGCCGTCGCTAGGGTGCTCCTTGCATCCCGAAGTGTGAAATAGGGCCGTTTTTGATCAGGGTAGCTCCCATAGTCGATGAGGTATCCAGTGAAATCGCTCTCCCAGGCGACCACGGTATAGAACAGCAGCGTTGCCTGAACGTCGACGAACATCGTTAGATGGTTGGTGGAAATCGGGACCACCCGCCTGTCGATCCGGTTAAACTTCGCAGCAATCTGATCTGCTGTCAGTTCGTTGTCGTTTGCTTCCTGTTCTGGCAAAGGTTCGTTTTGGTACTCAGCAAAGAAGGCGGCTTCGTCTTGAAGCTTTAGGTTCATTGCATGCTGGATCGCCGAGAGTTCATCATGGTTGTAACGTTCGGGCCAGGCGATTTGCGCCCCGCGGTCCATTGCCGCTCGGTTCGAACCGTAGAACTCTGTGGCCAATGAAATATCACCACGGCTGCGCAGGCTCTCGGCTCGAAGCTCGGCGTACTTCGTCCAAAGTTTTTCGTCGCTTGGGAACTCATAGACCATCCGGGTTCGTTCCCCATTCCATTCGGGGTGCTTGTCTCGCGATAGGATGTTGTCGGCCATATCCCCTGGGCGAATGACCGTGCAGGGCATGATCCCAGAGATTTTTTTACCTGGGCCCGAGAGCCCCAAGATAGCCCCTGCGAGGATACTCTCGCGCGTCGCGCACTGGGACAGGGACCTGGCTGATTCGTCCGTTTGAGGATCGTCGATAACCACAAGGGTTGGCCGAACGGTCCTGCCATCGGATCGCTTGTACTTCATACCTCGGATCCGACCAGTGATACCAGCGACCTTGATGATCGCTCCGCTTGCGATGCTTCCTGGCATCGTAGGGAGCACTATCTCTTTGGCGGTCCATCCAATGTGGGTTCGCTCCCCTTTGTAGAGCTGGCCATTGCAACGGTTGGCAATTCCATCGAGGGATTGGATCGGAAAAACCACCTCGGGGTAATCCGCAAGGAGCAGCTCGTTTCCATCGAGTTCCATCTTGATCGATTCGAGCATATCGCAGGCATGCCCCTCGTCGCTACCAATGAGGCATACGAACTCACGATGGCCGTTAAGAACCGCCCAAATGCAAGCACATTCACAAATCGTAGTCTTGCCACTCCCCCGAGGCATTGCCATCGAGAAAAGCCCCCCTCGCAGAACCGCTTGCTCGATCCGGTTGATGACCTTCAGGTGATCATCCGACCAAGCCAGATGGAACGTCAACGGAAAATAGCTCTCGCAGAAGTATCGAAAATTGACAGCTGCCTTGGCTTTTCGCTCGGGGTCTGCAATCTCCGGAAGCTCTCCGATGTCACGACCCGCCGTTGCGATAGCCACATTGCGCGCCCGAGCACGTTCCTTGAGTTTCTCGTATGGATCCCCAGAGGTCTCGGGCTCTGGTGCATGCCGAGTCTCGACTAGCCATGCTCCGTAGCGAAGAAGGTCAACGTACCGTGCATCGCCGATGCGCATGCCGGCGCGAGTTCGGTGTCGATACAGTTGCCTCTCGCTAATGACCTCACCTAGGGGTGTGGAGTTTAGCATTCTGCAAAGTTCGCTAGGTCGAAGTTTTCTTGGATCACTCACCACGGCCCATCTCCTTTACCATCCATGCGATGTAGTGGACCAAGTTGATTGATCCATCTTGGTTTGTTGGAGCACCGCTTTCGATGTCCAGCACAATGTTCTCCTCGGGGATCCGGATCTTGGCCGCTGCCGAGAGGAGTTTGGCAGCCTGCTCGGGGGTTAGTCGATTCGGATCGATCGGGTTTTTTCCGTCACTCATGCCAGGCTCCCTTCTTTGAGGATTGGCACCGTGGCCCACACGGGGCCCACCGGCGTGTTTTCTTGGCGCATGCGAGCCCTTGGCCAAGGCGATTTCGCATGCGTGTTGTTGCAAACCGTGGCGTTTGTTGGGGCACCGAAAAACATGCAAAAAGACTGAGGAAAACATGCTTTATCGGCTGGATTGATCCCCAGCCGCAGGGCTGAATGTGTCACACGCAAACGCGATGGCGAATGCAAACGAGAGACCAACCCAACCCAAACGGACAGACGCAGATGAACGCTAACGAGATCGCCTTCGGAATCGAATTCGAGACCACCCTTCCAAATAGCGACACCACACCGATCGGACCCTACCACCACGGACACCAAGTACCTTGGTTGCCCACCGGATGGCGAGCAGAACGCGACGCGAGCATCAAACCAGAAACACCTAACCGCAAGGGATGCGAATTCGTAAGCCCCAAGCTCAAGGGATACGAAGGCCTCAAGCAGATCGAAGACGCGATCGACAAGATCAACGAGCACGGAGCACGCGTAAACGCCACCTGCGGTTTGCACATAACGATCGAATGGAATGGGGATGCAGCCGCCTTGGCCAGATTGATTTCCCTGGTTGGCAACCACGAAAAAGCGATTTTCGCGAGCACCGGAACACGCCGGCGAGAACAAACGGTCTACACCAAACGGATCAAACAATACGGGGACAAAGACGCCGCGAAGAACCGATGCGAAGCGGATCGCTACCACCTGCTGAACCTCACCCACCTGG